TATGATAGATAAACAAATATTATTTGACGAATTTAAAATTGCAAAAGAAAAAGATTTGCAACAATCAACTAAAAGTCAACCGTATGAAGATGTGTTTACAAATAGATTACAACTACTAAATTCACATAAAGTTGCAAAAAAATCAAATCCAAAGATGTATAGACATTTAGATGTTAATTTTGATAATTTGATACTTGCATATTCTTCACCAGTTCCAGTTGATCACTTTTATAAAAAAGTGTTCGGTCTAACTTTACAAGAATACAAGTATAAAAAGTATGTTGAAGAAATGACAGAAAAACAAAAAGAAAAAGAAGAAAAACTTAAAAAAGAACAAAAAGAAAAATTAAAAATCGAAGATGTTGAAGAAATTACTTTTAATTAGTTGTTTGTTGTTGCTCTCTAATTGTGCTAGTAAACAGTCCTATATTGGTGCATCCAGTACAGCGGCTGTTGCTGGTACAGCATGTTGGCAATATATAAGTGATAATCCTGCTGTTGTGGCTACTTGTGCAGTTGCAGGTTCATTTAAAGGTGCAGATATTATGAATGCTGAAACAGATGATCAATTAATGACAAGAGCATTTGTAGATCATTTAGAAAACGCACCTAGTAGTCCAGGGTTTACAACTTGGCAAAATCCTAAAACACAAAGTAATGGTATTATTAAGACCACAGGTTTTTATTTAAAAGGTCCAATTAAGTGTACAGTAGTTGAAACTACACATGATCAAAATTTAGACAACACAAGATTTTTTGATTCAATACTATATGGTAACCCTTATAGAAAAATGGAATGGCAAGAAGTTTGTAAAATGCCAGACGGAAGATGGAGAGTAAGTGATCAATAAAAAGAGAACATTATTTTTTATATTTCTATTGTTATTATTGATACCAGTATTAATGCAAGTTGCTTACTCGGAAGACTCATTTGAAAATACAATGAAAAAGATTGATAAATTAGAAGGCAAAAATGTTGCAGTAGAATATGATAAAATACAACCATTAAAGAATCAGTATTGTTTCATTAAAGTAGAAATTAAACAATTAAACAATGGTGAGATTGTTAAACAGGAAGTAGTAGAATGTGCAGATGGCCGAAAGGCATACGATGGTCCCACATATTGGGAGTTATTTGCTCAATTTTACTATGGTGATATGAATACACCTGCCTATTGTAGATATTATGAAAGACCTAAACACGCATACCATAAACCTGGTAAAGTATGTTTAGATAAAGATGGTAATTGGGAGGTAAGATAATGATAAAAACGTTAATAATAACATCTTTTTTATGGGTATCCATTGCATTTACATGGGAACCATTTGTTGCAACAGTTGAGAGAACACAGGCTGTTGACAAAACAAAAGAAATAGTATATAATGTGTTTAATATTATGAAGGAGAAAGTGAATGAATAAGTATGTTAAATATGTAATGATAGGCGCTGTCGGTTTAATACTTACAGGATGTTCTAATAGTACATATAAAATCAAACAAGAAAAAGATAAACAAGTCCTTAAAGTACCATCTTGGTATATGAAAGATTATAACGAGAAAAAAGAATGTGGTACTAAAACGTTCGGCAAAGGCAAAGATAAAGTTTGTATCTTTGGTGTCGGCACAAGTGTTTCACCAGATTTAGAACTTGCAATTGAAAAAGGTATGATGATTGCAAAGGCTGAACTTGCTGACAAAGTAAAAGGTGAGATGAATAAGAAAGCAAAAATATTTACTACAGAATTAGGTAAGAATACTAATAAAACTGTTGTAACAGATGTAGAAACTACATTGGTAAATATAATCAAACAGACACCTGTAAGAGGATATGAAGTATTTGCTCAAGAGGTAACTCTAACAAAGAACGGATACTACAGATCATGGATTGGTTTAAGATTGCCAATGGGTGAGTACAATAAAATGTACAACTACTCTATTGAAACTGTTGTTGACGCTTTCAAACTTAAAGAAATGGCTGATAAGGCCTATGACGAAGTAGAGGTTATTGCAAATGAGTCATAAAATAGAAATATACTCAAAACCTAATTGTGTCTATTGTGAAAAGTCTAAACATCTTGTAAAGACACTAGGTTTTAAGTACGAAGAAAAAATGTTTGGTAAAGATTTTACAACACCAGAACAGTTATACGAGGCTGTAGGTAAACAAGTAAGAACTATGCCACAAATAATAATTGACGATAAACACATTGGCGGATACAATGAGTTAGTTGAGTATTTTGCTGATAAAGGTCTATGTAATTTTAAAGGTGAAGTAACAAAGAATGTTGATGGCAAATAAAAACAAAGATAACATAATATTGTTTCCTAAAATTCCTAAACAACCACCTAATGCTAAGGCTCAGGAATTAGATGCTAAAAGACAAGAAATGATAAGACTTGAACATAATAAAATTTTTGTTCAATCAGTAAGTGAAGACCTTACAGAAACAATGTTATTAAGATTAAAAGATGAAAACTTTAATCTAGCTGACCCAAAATTTTTAAGTGATTATAAATTATTATCTGAGTCGTTAAAATCAATGCTATTAAGACAAGTACACATGAAACACCCTTTACAAGAAAGAGTCGATAAGGCTGTAACAACAAAAGGTGAAGGTGAAAATTTATATGCTATTACAATTGATTATAAAAAATTTTAAAGAATTCCATAAAGCACTTTGGGATACTACAAATACTAAAACGTGCCTAGTATTTGATAGTTTAATTGAGGCACATTATATAATAAGGAGTGAATAAATGTTTAAATCATTATTCTCAAATGACTCATTAAGAGTTGTATCAAAATCAAAAAAGACATCTACAAGAGGTAGAAAAACTATGTCAAAAAGACAAAAAGTTTTAAACCTTTTATCTAAAGGTGCACCAGTATCTTGGAAGTCTTTAAGAACTAAATTCGATTTAGGTTCACCAAGAGCTTTAATTGATACATTAAGATCAGAAGGAAACATGATCTATGTTAATCAAACTACTAAAGGTACTTCATACAGAATGGGTGTACCAACAAAAGCGATTATCGCTGCTGGTATTAAAAAATTATATGGGACTCCGTTCGCATATAAAAATGCGTAATCTCTCTCTTTAAAAACGCATAAATAAATGTAGAGGCGGCCTTGTGCCGCCCTTACATAACAAAATGAGGAGGGCAATATGCCAACAAACACATCTAATATGAATATGCAATATAGTGGATCATCTGCTCCATTGCTACACGAAATTCTAACTAAAGTAAATAACGCAAAAGACAAACCTAAAAAGATCGAGGTTTTAAAACAAAACGACTCACTTCCATTAAGACAAGTATTAAAGGGTGCATTTGATTCAAAAATTGAATGGGATTTACCACCTGGTAACCCACCATATACGGTCAATGAAGCTCCAGCAGGAACTGAACATACAACCCTATACACAGAAGCTAAAAAATTATGGCACTTTGTAAAAGGTGCAGACGCAGCTCTTTCAAAAACAAAAAAAGAAATGATGTTTATTCAAATGCTAGAAGGCTTGCATAAAGATGATGCTGAACTGATGGTCGCAGTAAAAGAAAAAGAACTTAATAAAAGATATAAAGGTCTTACAGACGCTGTGGTTAAAGAAGCGTTTGGTTGGAATGACGATTACAAAACGTCCTAAAACATAAATATTATAGAGTGATTCTATAGTATTCAACTATAGGGTGTAGAACAAAAGTAGAACATCTACTTGATAACTTGTCACACCCTATATTCCCTTTGATTTACAGTATAAAAAACGGCTAATTATTGTCCGATTTTGCTTGAAACTCATACTATTTTCTGATATAGTAGCAGTATGAAAACAACAAAAAAGGAGAATACACTATGTCAAAAGTAAAACAATATTATACTGATGAAGCTGAAAAGACAGTTGATAAGATTATCTTAAATTTTAAGAATAATCTAATTAATTTAGAAACTGCTGTCGCTGAAGTTATGAAAGTCGATAACCTTGATTTAACAGGTATTGATGAACACAATGTAGAAGAATGTATCCAAGATACATTTTACGATAAGGTTACTTCGTAATGCGTAAATTTTTGATAACAATAGTAGTATTAAATTCTATTATATGGTTTGGACTATCTAGTCTAGTCAAAGCTGACGACTATAACACAGCTGTTATTGGTCATGTTATATCTGAAACTATAAAGAATACAGATATTGATACTTCCTATATTATAGAACAAGAGTTAGAAAAACTTGCTCACAAATTTGTTATTGATTCGATTTATATTATTCAAGCCTACTTACCTGAAATACTTGATGGTGTTGTTACTGATTTAAAATTAAAAACAGATCAAAAATACAAAGAGGAATTATTAAATGGCGAAAATAGTAACTAGAAAATCAAAAGCTCTGAAACTTAAAAGAAAGTTGAAAAAAGAATTTTCTGTAAAAAGAAAATATACAACGACTTACAAAGACATAAAGAAGTATTTTAAAGAATTTAATAATGCTATTTTTGATAACAAGTTATCTCCATTTGGACAGATTCAAATAAAAGATTTAAAAAGAGAGAAATGTGTAGGACAAGTCATTACATTTGAGTGGAAAAGAAAAGGTACACGAATGTATAAATTAGAAATGTTACCTGCCTATCCTGAAAAAAGAGATTTTTTGGACACGTTAGTCCATGAAATGGTACATTTGTACCAAATGCAAAACCTAGGTGACACAGGAAATCACAATGATGTGTTCTGGTCCTTTTCACCAAAAGTAAACTATATTGGTTTACAATTATAGAAAGAAGAAAGTTATATTATGAGTAAAAATGAAAAGAACCATGTTGATGATTGGTTAAAACAACAAATTAGAAAAGGCATAAACATAATTGATTATGTTTTACAAAACAATGTAGGTGAGTGGGAACTATATTATACAGGACATTTACACAAAGACATCCTAAATAACTTTCCAGGCAGAACCAGTAAAAAGATATTTAAAGGTTATAGAGAACTTTTAGATAATAGTAACCTTGTGTTTATTCAAAAGAAGTTTGAAGAACATGGCTATGAATACTACGTAAAGAAAGGTATATAATGAAACTATTGAAAAAACATAAAGAAATATTACAAATGGTTGTAAAAGGCAAAGGTGTATTTAAGACACCTACTGTGCCAAAAAACCATTCCGAAACAATACTTGACGATCTTGTTAAATTATATTTACAAGACCTTATTGTGTTTAATAGAGAATATGATGTGTCATCTTTTGGTCCTAGTAGTGAACATAAAGTTAGATATAAATGGTATGTTGTTACTATGAATAAAAAGAAAACTATAAAAGACTTGAAAAAGGTAATTAAAGATGGTAAAATTTAAAGTTTTTATCAAAACAATGATGTTTGTTGTAGTAGTTACAGCAATGTCATTTGTATGGTATGGATATACACTTGATGGTAAACAAAGAGCAGAAGCTGCTGTACCATCATTGCCTGACTTTGAACATAATAATAATCAAATGTTTATAGATAATGTTAAAATATGTGTTGAGTATATTCATTTTCACAATGATATTAATAGAGTCAATTTAGAACTATTAGTAGCACAGGCAGCTCTAGAGTCTGGTTGGGGAATGAGTAGATTTGCCATAGAGGGTAAAAATCTATTTGGTATTCGTACATATGATTTAAGAGAGCCTCATATGTTACCCTGGAAAGATAAACCAAAAAAATGGGGCGTTAAAGTATTTGAACATGAGTGTGATAGTGTTTTACATTATACTAAAACCTTAAACAATCACCATGCCTATCAAGGTTATAGACAAATGAGAGAAGAAGGTATTGATAATCCATACATGTTGATAGAAACACTGGATGCATATGCAAGTGATAAAAATTACTTTGCTAAAATAAAAAGTATTATTACAAAAATAAGAGAGGAATATAAATGACATTAACTGATGGTTTATTATTAGGTGTACTTGGCATAATGATTACAACTGTAGGTATGATGATTGCTTATATTATTGGATATCAAGTAATAAAACCAAAACCAAAAAAAGAATCAAATGCTTTAGATGATTTACTTAAAAGATATAAAAAGAAAAAGACTTTTAATTACTATAGGAGAAAATAGTATGAATAAAAAAATGACACGTAAGGTAGACATAACCGATTACCAAGATATGGCAGATTGTATTCGTAGTGATCAAGTGCCAGCTAATGAAATAGTTGAAATATTTACAGATAAAAAGTTTTATAAGTGGTATAAAAAGAAGTATTTAAAGGGATAATTGATGCTTGACTTCAATGTCAAATTAATATATAATATATACTATGATTACAATTAATGATATAAAAAGACTAAAAGGTCCAGACAATCTTAAAAAACATAGATTAGATAATCTAGCAAAAGCTTGTGCTGATGCTACTTCAGACGAAATGAAATCTATGTGGTATAATAAGATGATGAATTTAGCAAATGAATATAATATGAAAGATTATGTAATGAGGAGATTAGTACACTAATGAATATATTTTATGTTGATAAAGATCCAGTAAAAGCTGCTAAAATGCTTTTAGATAAACATGTGGTTAAAATGATACTTGAGTCTGCTCAAATGTTGTGTACTGCTAAACGTGTGCTTGATGGTACAGAATATATGGCAAAAACAAAGAACGGTAGAAATATTAAAAGATGGAAACTTGATAATTCAAATGAAGAAGCAATTATTTACAAAGCAGGTTGGTTAAATCATCCATCTACACAATGGGTATTACAATCAGCATATAATTACATATGGTTATATAAACATATGATGGCTCTTAATGAAGAATACAAGTTAAGATACAATCATACAAAAGACCATTTAACTATTCAAAAACTTGGTGACATACTTAAACACCCACCTGAAAACGCTAAAGTTGATGTGATTGGT